GGTAAAAGAAGGGGAGACAAATATGATTACTACCCAGCAGATGAGAACACAAAAGCAGAGATAAAGGCGTATATGGACGATTGTAGCGGAGATTATTCATCAAGCGATACCAAGGCAGAGTTATTAGAAAAACTAATGGCAGAGCCTCATTCTGTGCCACAAGTTGAAAAAGAGTATAAGTACACAGAGCAAGAAGTAGATACTACTACATTGCAAGACCCAACTTGGAAAGAATCTTCAGATAGGTTTGAAAAGACTGGCAATCCAAGATGGAATAATGATAATACAAAAGTTCTTATTAAATATGAATTATCAATAGCAGATGGAACTTTAGACCAAGTAAAAGGGGTAAGTGGTATTACTGCTTTGTCACATAGTGAAGCTATAGAAGAAATGAAAAAGGATGAATGGTCTGGTGAAAGCGAATGAGCGAAAATTATTATTTTGGTGGGTAGTGATGTTACTGTTGATCCTGGGAGTAATTACCACAATAACTGGATGTAATAGCGGTTGGGCAGTTGCAAATCTTATTATAACTCCTGTAGATAAAAATAACTCCGTATATACAATTATTGTTGATCAAGATAGCACAGAACATTGGTACGATAAAGCTATTTACACAGAAGAAAATTATTGCTTTAAACATCATATTTGGGAAGATGTGAGAAAGAAGAATAGTGAGTGAGAAACCAAAGACATACAGGTCATATGGGATGGCAAAGATTGACGATAACTTTCGCATCAGTCTTAACATTAAGTGGCTTGGTCAAATTATTGTTGCAGTTGCTTTCATTGTGTTGGGTTACTTACGAATTGAAAACAGACTTGCAGAACTTGAGCGAGGAATGGGACTTGCTGATACCAGAATTACAGAGCTTGTCGATAAACATATGATAGAAGAACAAAAAGAAAGAATGGCTATGGAAGAACGCATATCATTCTTTGAAAAAGAATTAAACCTTAACCCATTTAGTTGGAGAAAGAAAAAGAAATGACATCTGAAGTCATAACATTAATACAAGAGTTAGGCTTTCCAGTTGCTATAAGCGTTGGGTTGGCTTTTGCATTATATAGTGTAGTAAGATTTATCTTAAAAGAAAAGGTAGAGGATACCTTAAAAAGATTTGATGAGAAGCACGAAAACTTACAACACAGATTAGATATTATTATGGATGAGCTTGGTAAAGTGAAGAAGTGGAACGCAGAGATTAAATCTGATTTGAAAGTGTATATTGACTTAACAATGAGGAATAAATAATGCCAATGCCGTTTCAATGTATTTATTGTGCAAAGTATGTTCGTGAAGCAATGAACGGTATTTGCGAAGATTGTAAAAAAGAAGATAAAGAAAAAGAAGAGAAGGGAAAAAGAATATGACTGAAATAGCAGATTTATATCTTCAGCTTGGTTCTGCGGGTTTCGCTTTTTTGTTAGTCGGTTTTATGATATATAATCTAATACAATCACAAAAAGAACAGAGTGAAGATTTAGAAGAAATAAAGCAATCAATTCATAAAATGGAGTCTGTACAAGATTCTGCGATGCAAGTCAATATTAAGTTGATTGACAGAATAAATAAGTCTGATGAAAAAAGAGAAGAATTTTGGAGACAATTATCTGATGACTTGGCATATTTAAAAGGTCGTATTAACGGTAACGCAAAATAATGGATAGCTTAAAAACAAGCAGTTTTAGTTTAGCACACGGTATGATCTACTGGTTAGATGTAATACCAGCAATATTAATGTGCATTATGCTCTGCTTTAATATTTACTACTTATACATAAAAACAAAAAAGATAAAGGAGAAGTAAATGGATTGGATGAACTGGTCTAATTTCGCATACCTAATGGTAATAATACTGGGAGGAGTGGGGGCTATGGTCGCTACTAAATACCGTATTGTTGTTAAGGAACTGAAAGATGTAGCACAAAAGTACCACGAAGCAAAAAAGGATGGTAAAATAACAAAAGAAGAACAACAGGCTATTGCAAAAGAATGTATGGACGTACTTATGGCAACTGTCAAACTTGTTTATAAATTCTAATGGCTGAGAAATACGATAACAGCGGAGCATTATTTATTAATGACCGTAAAGAAAAAGATAATCAACCAGATTATACAGGAAATATTGTTATTGATGGTGAGAAGAAAAGACTTGCTGGATGGAAAAAGACTTCTAAGTCTGATCCGTCTAAGACTTTTTTAAGTCTTGCTATATCAGAATACCAAGATCAACCAGATCAAAAAGTTGCTCCACAGCCTACTGCTAACCCAGTAGCAGATGAAGAGCTACCATTTTAAATGACCTTTAATGACATCATTAATGAGGTCTTAGAATCAGAAGGGGGATCCAGAATAACAAAGGATCCCCTGGATGCTGGTGGTACTACTAAGTACGGTATATCTCAACGTGCTTATCCCGATCTGGATATAGAAGCACTAACAGAAAAAAATGCTAAAGATATCTATCTTAATGATTACTGGATCCCAGCTAAGACCGATAAGGTACCCGCACAGATCCGAGAGATCTATTTTGATATGGTTGTAAACTTTGGGCAAAGATCTGCCGTAAAAGTATTGCAACAGGCTTGTAATGGTAAGAATACCTATGATATAAAGGTAGATGGTTTAATTGGTAATGCTACTATTGGAGCTTGTAAGAATGTAGAACCAGATCGGTTACGTGCTTACCGTGTTTTAAAGTTTGCACGTATTGTGATCAAGAAACCAAGCCAGGAACGCTTTTGGTTTGGCTGGTACCGCAGAGCATTGCGAATATAGCTATTTTATATTATGTTTTTTTCTGTATTGCCAAACAAAGTTGCGTAACATTTTAAAAGCAAATTTCACATCTTTATCATCGTAGATTACCTCTTCGTTCTGCTTAAAACACTCATCTTCATAGCAGTACCATTGAGTTTCATTTAATGTAGCACATTCTCCACGCAATAAAATATCAAACATCGCTTCGGCTCTTTTATTTGTTTTCTTTATATTAGTTTATTGCACATTAGAACCAATACCGCAACAGTTTATTTGTAAATAATTTTACAAAGTGTAAAAATAATTACATAAACCACTTGTATGTTATTATTTACGTTATTAATATAACATTAATCATATTAATCATATAACAACAATAACGATTATTAAAATAATAAGAACAATTAAAACATACAAAGAAATTATGAACAAAGAATTTATTACACACAAAGAAGTAGCAAAGAAATTAGGTGTCACGAGTAAAGATGTGATCCTTAAGATAAAGTCTGGTGAGATACCAGCGGTAAGGTTTTCCAGGAAAATATTTTTAATTGAGACACATAACCTGGAAAATTTTATTAATAACAAAAGTGTGCAAGTACGCACAATATAATAAAACAAGAAAGAAGGAAGAAAATGGAAAATAGAGAAAATAACCTAACACCAGAAAGAGAGCCACTTACTCATCTTCAAATTTTAGAAGGTGTTAATAATCTTTTTGAAAGATCATATCAAGAATATTTAACCGTTGCTAAACATTTTGATGCTCAATATAACAGAGATCAATTGGAGCAAATACACGATTATTTTTGGAATCGGTTAGGTGGTGGTAAGACAAGTCAGTTATTATATGCTGAACGCAGAAAAGCACTAAGAGACAAGTGCATCGAAGATTCTAAATACCTTCCAAAGTTAGAGGAGGTGTAGGATGGAAACAGTAATCACAAAAATCGTCAATAAAGCCTATGGATCGTTTCTATATCTACCAGAGATTTATAGACCATCTAAACACACCCTTAAACACCACGCTGAAGCTGTTTTGCAGTCTGAGCTATATGATAAGGGCATTCAGTTTGAAGAGAGGCATATACCCTGGTTAGCTGGTATTGTTTACGATCTATATGTTGAGGGGGTGTAGGATGCCTTATCCATTTGAAAAAAGTTTAAAAAGAGTACGCAACATTCCCCGTTCTGGTTTTGCCTCTGGGCTTCTTCCTTCTACCCCAGGACATATTGAGACTTCGCAATCTACAGGGCGGGGAATCCCTCAGTGCGAACATTTAGAAACTGAGTATCAGCCCTATGAGCCAGAGGTGAATGCACCCGAATCTCTGAGTTGTGCGGATTGTGGGGCTGATCTTCCATTAGAAGG